CGTGATGCCGCTGGGAGTGGTGTACAGGCCAGTGGTGACACACTCGCACGAGCACATGGCGCTGGCGCGGCCCGGCGAGTTCTTGATAGACAGCTTCCATCCCTTGATCGCACAGCCCACCAGCATTTCATCCAGCACCGCCGAACCGCCCGGCCGGATCTGCTGCACGAAGGAGAAGTACGGCAACTCGATCCCGGTCGGATTGGTGGCGCCCAGAGCGGGCACAATGGTGTAAGTGTACGGCGCGGCGCTGCCGGCCAGCGTCACATTGCCCAGCGCGAACGCCATCACCCAGGCGAGAAACTCTGACGAGGCGTACTTGGAGATCTCGTAAGTGGGCATGTTGTAGTGCGACTTGAAGAGCTGCGTCGGGAATTCATGTCCCTTGCCGATTTCCGCGCGGTCATCCTCGTTCACCGGGACTTTGGCCCACGGCTTCGTGTTCAGGTTCGTGTGCCGCCAGATGGCGGTGCTGTTGGCTGTCCCGATAGCAGTCTGCTTGCCGTAGCTCCAGCCATCCATCAACTCATTGATATTCGCCATGGGGCTATCTACCCTCCTTGGCATTGGCCAGGATCACCGTCTCATGCTTGGCCGGCGCGGGTACCTGATGCCAGCCCTGAGACATCAGGGGTGAAAGTTTTTCAGTGGTTGCCTCGACCTCTTTGATTTCGTCGCCTTGTGGCGACTCAAGGTAAACGAACACGGGCATTTTTTGCCTCCTCCACAATTACGGGTTGTAAGACTCGATCAACCGCACCGGGACTTCGAAGTACTCAAAAGTGGCCCCGTCCGGGCTGATCACGATGGTGTTGCGCCTGGCCGACGGCAGGTAGAAATCCATCGGCTCGCAGTTGGGGTCGATTGGTGTGTGCAGCATCCGTAAGCTGCCGCTTGGCGGGATGTCGTTCACGATCCAATTGAACAGGTCCTCGTAGCCGACGTCAGCCGCTTCCGGCGCGTGCAGGTAGAGCGAGAAATCGTGCACGAATACGAGCGCATTGCCAAGTCGGCCGGGCGCGGTGCCCTGCCAGGCGATCATGATCGAGCCGGGCGGCATTGACAGGATTGCCAGGCGAATGTTGTTTTGGGTCGCCTGGCCAAAAACGGTGGCGTTTTCGGTGTAGAACTGAATCTGCGTGCCGTCGCCGCCCAGCGCCTCGACCAAGTTCGGCAAGGCCTGGAGCGTGGTCACCCATTCGGCCAGAAGCGTTTTCGGGTTAATCATTGGGACCTTGTCCGGCCCGCACCATCAGCGAGAGCTCGACCAGCCCGCAGGGATCGGGCTGGCGCACGGTGGATACCACGAACTGCGATCCCCAAGCCGTCACCCAATCGCCACGCTGCGGGGGATTCGGCAAATCGGCGGGGTTAATGGCGATCTCCTCTACGCTCGCCACCGCGCCCGATTCCGCCCGCACGCGAACATGGCGTATGGCGGTTATCGTGATGGGCTCGCCGACCGAAAACCCACCCTGCACCGCCTGGTACACCACCGGCTCGCCGAACGCCTGCTGCATGATGGCGTTCACATCGGCAGCGATGGTGGGCCAGCCGGACATATATAAAGGATGCGGAAGGGGCAGCGTGGCCGGCCGCCCCAAATTCGCAGCGGAGAGTTCCTACGAAAGCGTAATGATGGAGTAGAACACCGTCACGACCAACGTGCCGTTGCCAGTGGCGAAGGCGGCCGTGCCGTTGGTGATGTCCAGACCCGTCGCAGAGGGCGGCTGGATGACGCCCGTGGGCGGCGGCACCACGTTTTCGGTCCCGGTCGCGCTGTTGATCGTCGCGGCGGGGACGTTGGAAGAGTGCGGCACCACGGCGGTTCCGTGATACTGGAACGTGACCGCTCCACCGCCGGTGAACTGAGTGCCGCCCGGCTTCATCTGGGCGATGATCTGGTCGATCACGAGTACCTGGCCGGCCGCCGGCGCGGGCAGGATGCTGACCGGCGTGGCGTACATGGCCTCGATCTGTGCCGCCGTCAACGCGACGACCGCCTTCTGAAGCACCGACGGATCGAGATCCGCCACCCCCACCGGCGTGACGGGGGTTGGCGTCAACCGCACGCGCACGGTCGGGTCGGCGCTCTGGCCACCGGGCGCAGCCACGCCGCTGGCCTGGTTCAGCACCGCAAACCCGATTTCCTTGGTCGACCCGCCGGCGGCCGTCAAGGTATTCGCGGTGGCCAACTGCTGGGTGTTATCCCAGTACACCTTGGCGCCCGAAACGAACGTGCTGCCATCCTTGGCCAGATCGAACACGCCTTCCACCACCAGCTCCGAGGAGTCGCCCGGATTCTGGTTGTTTACCGACACGCCGAAGAAGTTGCCCACCTGGCAACCGCCGCCGCTCAGCAACGTATAGGGCGCGGTCACGGTGAGCGTATCACCTTGTTGAACGTAATTCTGCATGGATTTTTCTCCTGATCTCTCCGGGGCGACCCGCGCCGCCCCGGTCTGTGGTGGTTTCGCTATGCCAGCCGCGCCCTACTGGCCGGCGTTCTGTTGCAGGCCGCGGAAATCCAGGGCCGCCGCGCCGAAGTCCATGCGCGCCTTGATCTCGACACCGTCGATCTCGAAGCCCTGCTTGGTCTCGATGTACACGCCCTGCTGGCCTTCCAGGTAGCAGTACTCCACGGTGTCGATCTGCGCCGGGTCCGCGATGAGATACCAACCGGTCGCGCTGTTCGCATCCAGGCGCGGCTCGACTACCGGCACCAGGCTGCGCACCCACTCGGGAACGACCTTGGTCACGTCGGCCGACGCGATGGCGATCGGATACACCAACTGCAGCATGTAGCTTTCGAGCGCCGTCGGCACGGCGATGAACCGGGGAATCAGGTTCAGCGGCGTTCCCTGCGGCCCCTTCTGCAACCGCATGGCGCTGCGCGCCTTGCCCAGAGCGGTCAATGCCACCGCGTTGGCGACCGTGGGATCAATGCTGCTGGCCACGCCAGTGAGCAGGTTGCCGTGCGCGACCGCGAACAGCGCCGTCTTGTTCTTGTCGCCGGCGTAAATCGCCTGCGGGTTCGACGTGACGATCCCCCAGACCGTATTCGATTCGAGTTGCGCCGCCGCCACGCCCAGCAGCGCCGGGACCCGGGTGAACGCCTGGAGGTCGTCGTTGATGATGACCTTGCGGGTCAACGCCACGATCTCGCCGTAAGTGCCGAGCTGGTAGCTGATGTTGTTGTCGGTCAGGTTGGCGCGATGATACTCGCCCTTCTCATTCAACGGCTGCAAGGCGGGCGCGTCGGCCAGCATCACGCGGTTGATGGGTTTGAAGTCCTGCGCCGTCACCTGCCGGCAGAACGGCTGGAAGGTGCGGGGATAAGCTTCGTACCCCTGGCGCAGGGTCTTGTTGGCGACGTTGGCCAGGATCGCGGGGAAGTCGGAGGTCGATTCGGCGCCACCGGCGAAGAACTCCGGCCCGCGCGATTGGCCCTGCAGTGCCAGTTCGGCGATGCGCGTCACGTCCATGCCGCGCGGATTGATGCCCTTCAGGCTCAGGTACTCCTTGGCCATGTCGATGAGCCGGAAATTGCGGTACTCGTGCGCCATCTCGACGGCCCGCTTCTGCTCCTCGATGCCGCAACCGCCGAGGTATTCGCCGAGATCGTTGCCGTTGTGGTCGTGGCGCCGCGCCAGGAAGAAACGGCCATCGGCGCGGAGCAGCAGTGCCGTCTGCATCCGAGCCAGGCTCTGCTCCATCCCATCACGAGTCACCGAAGCGCCACCTTCGCCACGGATCTCGAACTCTTTGCCCTGAAGGTTTTCCTTGCCCTTCTTGGCGATCCGGTCGGTGATGTCCTTGCGGGCCTGGTCGGCAGGCACGCCCTTGGCGATGAACTCGCTGATCACCGTGCCGTCAATCCCGGACCGTTCTGCGACAATGCTCAGCACCTGAATCTCGCTGACGCGCTGCCGTTCGGCCTGGACCGCCTCGTCGCGCGCGGCAGCCAAAGCCTGATCGTTTACAACACGGGCATCCGCGCCCGTTTCCTGCGTGGTAGTTTCCGGCATTGCAGGTTTCTCCTTGATTGGGCTGATTGCCCGTAATGCATCGATCACGCCGAAATTCGGCGTGCCGAGAATGGTGACCTCTCCGGTCGGTTGCGCGCTCAAAAAGCACGTGTTGAAATCGGCGGGCACGGTGCACGGGGAGATCTCGAACGGCTCCCAGTCGACGGCCTTGAACATCCCGATTTCTTTGTCGTTGATGTAGGGCGGCTTGCCCTCCGGCATTCCCTCGGTCTGGAGATCGGTCTTCTCGCGCTTATATACGAAGGTGCCGAAGCTCAGGTTCTGGAGGATGCCGGTACTGGCCTTGCGGAACATCTCGGTGCCGTCCGGATCGCCCAGATCGAATTGCAGGGTAGCCATCCCTTTGTCGCCGTTCGGCCAGGCGCGGCGCACGACGCCCACCTGCGCGCGGGTTCCGACCTTGCCCGCGATCAGCGACTTGAAATCGTCGCCGGTGAAGTGAGTGTCGAAGACGGGTGCGCCGTTGTTGAGGCGATCGAAGCGGCAGCCCTGCATGTCCAGCTTGAGCATGTACGGTTCGCCGGTCGAGCGGTCGATCCGCGGCACGAACGCGCCGCTATACCAGACCACGTCGATGGTGCCGTCCTTGGCGTTGGCCGTGCTGGGCAGCACCTGTGCGTCGGCGGAAAAGACTTCCGAATCGTTCCCGTGCTCGGCCGAGGCCTTGAGATCTGGGGCCTCCTTGCCCTCGTGCGGCACGTGCGGGTTCGGCTTGTCGGGTTTCACATTAAGCGGCTCTGTCAAAAGTGGCATCCATGGCTTCCTTCCCACTAAACTTTGGTTTCCTCGTACTCCTTCTCGCCGAACTCCAGCAGTTGCCAGTTCTGCTTCTGCAACCATGCCAGGTGCCCGGTGCGATCCGTCGAACCGATCACGCCGCCACCGATGGTGTGAAACTTGGCGAGATGCTGGAGGCCGTGGAAGGCATCCAAGGCACCCGCCTTGAGCGCGGCATCCGCGAGCTGATTGACCGCCGCCACGAAAGCGGTTTCCGCCGTCGTAGCATCACCCAGGATCTGGCCCACGCTGGCATGCGATTGGGCGGCGCCAATTCTGGGCTGCGCCTCGAGGAAATACAGCCACTTCACGAGGTCTCTGAGATCGGTGCTGCACTGCTCGCACAACTTATCCAGGCCGTCGCCGATGCTGATCCCGAGGCGCTTGGTATTGATGGTATCCAGCAGGTACTGACACATCAAGTCCAGCAGTGCGCCGACCAGCCGCTGGAAGCCGTCCTTTACATCCGGATTTCCCTGCATGTGTTGATCTCCTTTTCGCTTATCCCCGGTAAAGCCGGGACGTGGATTCCCAACTCGTGTTGCGCGAAATGCCGGCAACGAGCAGTTCCTTCACCATGCCGAGATCTTTTTCCGAGAGCGCAGCGAAGCCCTGGCCCTTCGGTTTGCCGGGAGCGGCCTTGCTGCTCGGCGTACGTTCTTCGGTTCCGGCGGGCTGCTCCTGGCCGCGCAGCGTGGTGTTGCGCGGGTCGGAATCGAGAATGATCTCGAACTTGTCCACCAGCTTGTTGAAGAGAGCAATCTGCTGCAACTGCGTGGTGGGATCGTAGCCGTTCTCCAGCACCGCTTCGAACCACGTCTTCCGGCCCATGCGCACATCCTTCAGCACGCCCTCGGCATCCTTCACCGGATCGACGGACTCAAAGCGCGGCGCGGTCCACTGCACCGTGCGCAGGTTGATCTTCGAATCTTTCACGACCGAGGCCGGGATCTTGCCCTGCAGAATCAGCACGTCGATGAACCGCCGCCACACCGGCATGCAGAAGAGCGGAAGCAAGGTGAGCCAGCGGTAGTTCTCCACCGTGTTGCGGAAGCCCAGCATGCCGCCGCGCCAAGAGGAGTAATTCACCTGTGACATATCGCCGGTGCCGAGTTCGTAGGGCAGTCCGATGCCGGCCATGACGCCCTGTAACTCGGTCATCTTGTACTCGCGGTAGCCGCCAGCGGGCGGTGGGTTATTGAACTTCACATCCTGGCCGGGCTTAAGGTACTCCACCATGCCGGGCTGGAAGCTCTCCACCTGCAGTCCGCTCGAGGGATCGGTCCCGGCAATGCCCATCGGGTCGCCCTCCACACCCTCGGGCTGCGTCACGAACGCCGTCACGCAGGCCTCAATCTTCTTCCGAACGCGCTCGGCATCGCAATAATCGTCCAGGTCCCGGAGCGCCATCATCACCGGCGCCAGCCACGGCACGCCGCGGACCTGGCCGGGCCGGAGCACACGGTAGACGTGCATGATCTGGTCGGAGGGAACCGGCTGGCTAATAATGCCGCCGCGCGGATTGAGGATCAGCACGCCGCCAGGGTGATAGCTGAACAGCCAGTACGCCACGCGGTGCCCCTCCTCGTCGAACTGCACGCCCTCCATCACATGGCCATTGACCAGTCCCATGGTGCGCGCCTGGTCGAGGAAGTCCGCTTCCAGCATCTGAAGCTGCAGCGGAATGCGCAGCCCGGAATCCACCAGCCGCGGCCGGAACCGGATAATCGCCTCGCCGCTCTCGGCCATGGTGCGGACGGTCAACGTTTGCATGCCGTAGAAGTCGAGGCGCTGTGGCGTGTCGCAGGCCTCGGCAAAGAAAGGCCACTCCGTATCGATGATCTGGTCAATGGCCGCGTTCCCGGTCTTCGCCTTCGGGACGATGCCAGTCCCGACCACATTGCCAGCCAACTCCTCGACGACACGCGCCGCATAGGGATTGTTGCGGATGAGATCGCGGCTGCGGTTGCGCAGCCAGATTAACGACCCCATCAGCTCGACGTTGGCGTCGGTCGAGGCAGCGTACCAGCCGTAGGCGCGGCGGCCGGCGGTGGCGCCGTCGTAGCGGAACCGCTCCGCATGGCGCCGGCGGTAGCCGTCCACCAGCTCGCCCGCCGCGCGCTGCACGGCATAGCGGCCCGACGTTGAGGATCGCGCCTCCCAATCCCGCCTGAGCAGCGGGAACGCGGGACGCGACACCAAATTAGTAGTCATCGAATCGTTTCAGCTTGAAGCCCGGCTCCAGGATCATGAAGTCCAGGCCATACTTCTCCCGGAGATCCGCAAGCTGCAGTTGCAGGCTGTCATAGGCCGCCGGGCTAACCTCGAAATCGACTTGGACCACATAAAGCTTCGAGGTCGGGAGAAGCGATCTCGGGCGCGGCTCGTGGGCCAGATCGAAGAGGCTCTTCGGACCTGCGCCAGGCCAGCAATCGCGCGCAAAGTCGTGCAGAAACCGAAGCATGCGGCGGATAATCCTCATCTCGCCTCCGGCGCGCCCTGCCGACGCACGCCCTCCATCGCGTCAGCGATATCCGTAATGCTCATGGCCTGATCCTTCCCGCGACCACCGCCGCAAAGACCGTTACTGCAGCGACCCAGAGAATACCGATGACGGCCAGGGCGCCGGCGAGCCAAGACTGCCACCGCTCCAGGCGTGCGATCCGCACACTGTGTTTCGCGCAGCGGCCGGGCTGCCCGTTCCCGAGCAGCGTCTTTTGCATTCCTTCCACGACAGCTCGCGTCGCTGCCACCTCCGCAGCATTCTCCAGCACTGCCTTTTCCATACGCTCCACGATGGCGCGCGTCGCGCTTATCTCCGCAGCCAAGATTGTGCAGTTCGGACAATTCACCATGGTCCTCACCACCGGTCGTAGAGTGTCGGCCCCGTGGGGCCATCGCCGCGCTGGTGCTGGGCGAACCGGACACGGCTTCCGGTCCCGCCCATGGCCTCACGGATGTCCTCTTCGATTTCGGCCTTCGCCTTGCGCAGCTCGTCCACCGAGCGATAGGTCACCTCGCGGCCATCCGGATACCGCACCTTCAGCGTGGGACTGCCGATCGCCATGTTGACGGCGTCCAGGTTGGCCTGTAACTGCTGAAGCGTCAGAGCCATGTGCCCTCCCGCCGGTTCGCCTTCCCTTCGGGCAGCCCATCTTTTTTCTGCGCGAAACGCGAACATTCCCCTTGAGGTTCCGGCCGAACCGAGGGATGAATCGAGGTGCCATGAAGAAGCAGGACGTAGAGATCGGATCGATTTACATCGCCAAGGTCAGCGCCGTGCTGACTAAGGTGCGCATCACCCGCCAATCGCCTTACGGCGGCTGGCACGGAACCAACCTGGCAACCGGACGCGAGGTTCGCATCCGGTCGGCGGCCCGCTTGCGCCGCCCCGCAACCGAGCAGTAGAAAGGACACTCCCATGACGACGTTTACAATCAGCACCGACAACAACATCAGCGCGTTTGCCACGCCCGAAGCCGCCCAGGACACCCTGGCGTTGGGCGCGTTGGCCTTTGCCAGCCCCAAGGAACTGGGCAAGTTGGCCGCCGACTGGCCCACCGGGCGGCTGGTGGAGATCTGGAACACCTTTGCCGGCGTGGCGCCCTTTGGCGACCTCACGCCGGTCAAGAAGTTCACGGACCGCAAGACGGCGGTCACGCGGATCTGGCAAGCCATCCAGAAGTTGGCCTCTCCCGCGCCCGAGGCGGCCCACAACGCGCCGGACGCCGCCACCGCAACCACCGAGACCAGCTCCGCCGCCGACGCACCCAAGGCCAAGAAGGGCGCACAGAAGGCCAAGCCTAAGGCTGCCAAGGCTGTCAAACCCGCCAAGAAAGCCACGGGCGCGCGCGAGGGCAGCAAGAAGGCCCTGGTCCTGGACCTGCTGCGCCGCAAGGGCGGTGCAACTCTGGCCGAGATCGCCAAAGCAACGGACTGGCAAAACCACTCCATCCGGGGCTTCATCAGCGGGACCATCACCAAGAAGATGGGCCTCAAGGTCGAGAGCACCAAGAACGACGCGGGCGACAGAACGTATCGCACAGCCTGAGGCACGCCAGCCTCCCAACCGCCGCCCGGCAACGGGCGGCGGTTCTCTTCAGTGCGCCGCCGGCCGCGAGGCTGGCGGTGTTTTTGGTTCGGAGACCCATCTGCTGTTCGACTCTTCCAAGATCCGGATCGCGTCCTCGCGCGAACACCACACCCCAGTGGCCGGGTCCCGATAGATCACCCAACCGCGATCCGCGTTGGTGCGGTACGCCCAGCCGGCGTCTGTCAGCCGCACGTGGTCACTTGGTATCGACCCCTGCGCACATGTCATCGAAGGATTTCCCCGTCCCGTCGTGTATTGCCTTCCGGCCGGCGAACTGCTGCCAGCGCCGGATGATCACGTCCACGTATTTCGGTTCCAACTCGATCAACCGCGCCTGCCGGCCCGCCTTCTCGCACGCGATCAAGGTGGAGCCGGACCCGCCGAACGGATCGAGGACAGTATCGCGGCTCTTGCTGGAATTGCGCAGCGCCCGCTCCACCAACTCCACCGGTTTCATGGTTGGGTGCAGATCGTTTTTGACGGGCTTCTTCACAAACCAGACATCGCCCTGGTCGCGGGCGCCGCACCAGAAATGCTCCGTGCCTTCTTTCCAGCCGTACAAGATGGGCTCAAACTGCCGTTGATAATCCGACCGCCCCATCGTGAACGTGTTCTTCGCCCAGATGAGGAAGGTCGACCAGTGGCCGCCCGCCTCGGTGAAGGCGCGGTACAGGGTGTGCAGTTCCGACGAGGACATGCAGATGTACACGGCGCCCTTGGTCACCGCCAGCAGATTGGCGCACGCATCGTGCAGGAATGGTCCGAAGCCCTCTTTGAGATTGTCATTGAGGATCGTCCGCTTGGTGCCGCGGAGCTTATCCTTCATCGTCTGGCCGTAGTTCACGTTGAAGGGCGGGTCGCAGAACACCATGTCCGCCAAGCCGCCAGCCATCACCTTCTCCACGTCGGCCATCTGCGTTGCGTCTCCGCAGAGGAGCCGGTGCTCACCCAGCAACCACACATCACCGGCAACGCTGACAGCGGTTCCCTGCGCCTCCGGAACCGCATCCTCGTCGGTCAGGCCCTCGCGCGTCTCTTCCGGATCGGCGAGCAGGACATCCAGCTCCTCGTCGGTGAATCCCACCACGTCGAGGTTGAAATTGTCCTCCTTTAGCGTCTCCAGTTCCACGCGGAGCATCTCCTCGTCCCACCCGGCGTTGAGCGCCAGCTTGTTGTCGGCCAGGACGAGCGCGCGCCGCTGCGTCTCGTTCAGGTGGTCGAGGATGATGACCGGCACCTCGCCCATCCGCAGTTTGCGGGCGGCCAGCAATCGCGCGTGGCCAGCGATAATCACGCCGTCGCCGCCAACCAGAATCGGATTCGTCCACCCAAATTCCCGGATGCTGGCGGCGACCTGCGCGATCTGTTCGTCGCTGTGCGTGCGCGCGTTCCGGATGTAGGGCAGCAGCCGGTCAATCGGCCAGAGCTGCACCTGGAGGCTGTGCAGGCGCTCGATGAGCTTCAGGCTGTCGCTCTCAGCAGTTTTCACTTTGCAGGCTCCGAAGATCCGGGTGCTTCACAACAATGGCCGGGACCTCATCCATCCCGAGCTGCTGCGCCGCCGCCAGGCGCACCTGGCCATCCACGACCACACCGCCGGCGGTGACGACGATGGGGCGCATATCGAGCTTGCGATTCGCAAGTCGGGCTTTCTCGCGCTTCATAGACTTCACCGGCTCAGCGGATTGGAACGCTTTCGATTGGCTCACGAAGCCTTCCGCTTCTTGCCATAAAACGGGTTCGGACCATGGTGCTGGATGGCCCGCGAATCCCGCTCTCTGGGATTCAACGCCTGGTCCACCGGCACGCCACGCGCCGCCGCCACCGCCGGGAATGCCTCGCCGGTCTCCGCGAGCACCGCCGTCTCGCCGGCGAGGTTCAGCATCCGGCGCAGGACCACGTCGCAATAGGCCGGCGAGATCTCGCAGCCGCATCCGGCACGATCCAGCACGTGCGCCGCTGCCATGGTGGTGCCGCTCCCCAGAAACGGATCGAAGACCAGGTCGCCCGGATCGCTGTACGCCAGGAGGAAGAACTCAACCAGCGCCCGCGGGAACGGAGCGGAGTGCGATCCCTGTGCGGATTCCGATTTCACCTCGATCACGTTCGACGGCCGCGCAATGCCGGTATAGCGGCCCTCGGGGTTCGTGGCGGTACTCAGGTTCTTGTGACTCCTCTGCCAGGCGTCTTGATTCCGCCCGCCGTCCGCCGCCGCACCGCGCGGCCCAGTGCCCAGCAGTCCGCTGCCGGACGTGGACTTCGGGTTGTTAGGGCTGTAGTCGAAGCAATCTTCCGACTCGTGCCCGACCCGCTTGGGCCGGAATTTGATCTGCGGCTGGCGGCAAAAGTGGAACACCGGTTCCCAGGCATTCTTAAATCGGTTTCCCCAACCCCCAGGCACACCGTTGTCGGTCTTCCGCCAGCAGAGTTCATCCACAAATCGCCAGCCCCACTGGCGGCGGTGGGCGATGACCAGGTCCTTCACGTAGAGGCTGCGCTCGCCTTCGTCCGCATGCTCTTTGATGTTCAGAAAGTAAGAGCCATCCTCCGCGAGGATCGTCGCGACGTTGGCAGCCACGTCCCGATACCAGTCGGCGTACTCCTCCGGCGGGATCGGCCGGAAGCCGCTCGTGGAATCGTACTCGCGCTGCGTGGCGTAGGGCGGCGACGTGATCACCACGTTGGCCCGCGCACCCTGGAATAGCGTGCGCATAATATTCTCATCCCGGCAATCGCCGCAGATCAGCCGGTGCTTTCCGATCAGCCACACGTCCCCGGGCCGGGTGACCGCCTCGACCGGAGCCTCCGGAATCTCCTCCTCAACCTCGGGCGCCGATTCCGGTTGCTCCGGCTCGGCCAGCAGCGCCTCCAACTCGTCGTCGGAGAAACCTACCAGCGCGAGGTCGAGTCCGTCAGCCTGGATATCCCGCAGCTCCTCAGCCAGCACTGCGTCGTCCCACCCGGCGTTCAAGGCGAGCTTGTTATCGCAGATGATGTACGCCCGCCGTTGGGTTTCCGTGAGGTGATCCAGCACCACCACGGGCACCTCTGTGAGTCCCAACTTGCGCGCCGCCAGGAGGCGGCCGTGGCCGGCAATGATCCCCGCGCCCGAGTCCACTAGGATCGGAGCGTTGAACCCGAATTCCACGATGGAGGCTGCGATCTGGGCGACTTGCTCCGGCCAGTGCGTCCGCGCATTGCGGTCGTAGGGCCGAAGCTTATCGACGGGCCAGATCTCGATGCGCCGCGCCATCGCGGGCGTGATTTGAGCAGTGCTCATCTAGTTCTGGGGTCTGAGGCCAGAGTCGAACCGGCAACCACTTGGAACCAATCCCGACGCGGCACCCACCGCTCCGGCTCGCGGTGCGGTCGCGCGTCGCGGTACCACGGATCGACATGCCGCCCGTTGGCATCCCGCCGCGGCCCCCAACCGCCATCCACCCATTGCGACCGGACCTGCGCCGCTTCACGCCGGGGTGCGGCCGCACGTTCTCCTTGAGCCGGAGGCGCAGCCGGGGCAGCGACTGTCTTCGATGCACAGACCGGGCAACAGCGCGGGCAGAACGAGCCGCGATGGAACATGGGCCGGTGCATCTTCTCGGCCCGCCCGCCGCACATCAGGCACGGGCTAGTGACGGCTGCGGATTGGATGCAGGGTTCCTTCAGCGCTCAAACCAGTCCCGACGCGATTCGATCCATGGCTGCTGACCCCGGCGCGCAGGCGGCGGCGCTGGTTGCCGCCGCAATTCCTCTCCCGAGGTCTTCGCCGCCATCAGCGCCTCGATCTGCTGCGCCTGCTTGTTCAGCCGGAAACGTCCCGCGATCAGCGATTGCAGGGCGGCGTAGGAATAGCAGCGCGCGTCCAGAGCCTCGTTGCGGGCGCCGGCCTTCTTCGTCCACTCCCGGTGCGCGAAGCCTTTCGTATATCGCACCCGGCACGTCTCCGCCGTGAGCTGCTCGAAGTATCCCAGGTCATACTGGTCGCTGATCGGAAAGTGGCAGAAGCCCGGTCCAGGCTCCGTAATCTTGAGGCGTGCGTAGAGCGCTTCCTTGGCGGCGTCGACGCCAATAACCCACAGAGGACGGTTGTCCTTCGCCTTGCTGTGTATCCGCGGCCAGATCGGACGTTGGCCGGCCGCCCCTTTGATCGGGTACATCTTGGGCCACGCCTTCCGCCGCATCCGGTCGCTGCAGAACTGCTGCACGATGGGCTGCTGGAAGCCGGAGTCCACGCAGGCCGCCACGATCTCCAGCTCCTGGCCGCACGGGTGCTCGAACGTCAGCGAGAGCACTTGGTCGAACCCATCCCACAGATCGCGCTGCGCCGGATCGCCTGGCAACACGATGTACGCGAGGCTCCAGCTTTCCTCGTCCCGGCCCCACCCGACAATTTCGATCTCCAGCCGGTCGGCCTGCAAGTCCCCGCCGAGGGTGATCAGCACCACGCCCGCCGGCAACATGATGTCCGGGCGGTACGGCTGCCGCCGCCCCAGCAGTTCGCCCACATCGGTCTTGGTGGCGCCCGCCTGCTGGAACGTCTCGGCCAGGACCGTGTTCGTGAACGTCTGCATCCGCTCCGGCGACTTGCGCGCGCGCAGAAAGTCCTTGGCGAGTTGCCCCCAAGTCGTCCACGGCGAGTACAATCCGTTCAACCAGAAGCCGGCCGTATCGCCGTCGCCGGCCGCTTCCGCCCGCCACTCCCCGCGCACCAACATCTCCTGCTTGTGGTGATCGGCAATGCGGTCGTGGCAGCGCTCGCACTCGTACCACGCCTTGGCGGGTTCCCTGTCCGGCCACTTCACCTGCGCCCAACGCAGAACCTGGAACGCGCCGCAGTGCGGGCACGGCAGGTAATACTTGCGTTGGTCCGACTCCAGGTACGCCTGCTCGATGCGGCTCACCTCCGCAATCGTCGGCGTCGACACCATGGCGATTTGCCGGTTGGCGAACGTCCCCGTGCGCCGGATCGCAAGGTCGACCGGGTCGCCTTCCTCGGTGCCCACAGCGCCCGTGGACGCCGACGGCGGGTACGCATCCACTTCATCCATCAGCAGGAACCGCGCCGGCATGGACCGCAGCCCAACGGAGCTGTTGGCGCCCGTGGACACCAGGACGCCGCCCGGAAATTCCTTCGCCAGGATCGTATTACCCGAATCGCGCTCGCGCGGGTCGGAAACCCGCTCGGCCAGCGCGGAAGTGTTTTCAATTAGCGGTGCGATTCGCTGCCGGGAGAACCGCTTGGCGAGCTCGACGGTCGGCTCCACCAGCATCACCGGGCCGGGTGCGTAGTGGATGATGTAGCCCAGCATGTTCAGCAGCACTTCGGAACCGCCGATCTGCGCCGGCTTCATGTACACCACGCGCGAATAGGGAGAGGATGGGCTGAGGCAGTCCATGATCTCGCGCAGGAAGGGTGTGCGCGACGTGCGCCACCGCCCAGGCTCGCCGGCCGAGACACGCGAGAGCACGCGGTACTGGTCACTCCACTGGCTGATGGTTAGCTCGGGATCGGGCTGCAATGCGCTGGCGATGGTGGAGCGAATCCCGGCCAGGATCATTTCCGGGCTAGGTGCGTGCTCAGATACCGCCGATGGCATGGGCCAGCCCCTCCAACTCGCGCGAGAGTTCGGTCTTCAGCGTCACATGGACCCTCTTGGCATCGCTTTCCGCCGCCAGCACAGTCGCCAAGCGATCGGGCAGCCCGAGGATGCCATCGCGAATCGTGCGCACCGCCTCAGCAATCGTCTTCCGGACGGCTTCGGCCTCGATCAGCCGGGCCTGCTTGGTCTCGAATTCGAGCCGGCGAAGTTTGGCCCGGAAGACCATCTCGATGGTCCGCGCCTGCCCGAAACTGGCGCCGCCAGCCTGGGGCAAGGAGTCGGCTGCTGGGCGGGACAGGGCCGCGGTTGGCGGCGCGGCCGGCGGTTCGTGCACGTCCTCGACGGGCTTGTCGTCAAGGACCGTGTCCGTGGCGCGAACGTCGATCTTGCCGCCGCGCATGACGAGCACGCCGGCCTTGGCCAATTGCGAAATGTATTGTCGGGACTTTCGGCGGTGGCGCGCGTATTCCGCCTGGGTCATCACCGCCGGTTTGGATTCGGAGGCCATTTCAATTGTCAACTTGACATGTCAAGTAGGGCGTCTGGGCTTATCTCGCGTGAATTCAGATGATTGGCTGGCGTCCTGTCAAGTTTTGTCAAGTGACTGTCAAGTAGTTTTTCGGGCCTGTGCGTGCGCGAATTGCGCACCATCGCCACCCGCGGCCCGCGCGCCCGGTCAGGTCCCGCGATTCGGGTGAGGGCCTTACCCGCCGTCATCCCGCGCCTCGTTGCGGCTCACCCGGCCAGCCATACCAGTGCTGACCACGATCCAACGGGTAGCGTGCAGGGACTGCGATCGAGAACCCTGCGTCGGTCCCAGTCCCAACGCAACTGGTCGAGCCGACCGAGAAGCGCATTCCACGGACGCCGTGCACACCCTCATATCCGCGCACCTTTCGCGATCCTCCGATTCAACCGATCCAGTACGCGGCAGAAGCCGCCGGCGTTCTGGAGTGGCCGGTCGTCAACCAGCATGCCCGCCTCCTGCGCATCGAGCAGGATGGCGAGGCAGGCAATCGCGTGCCCCAGGTGATGCACGCCGCTGTCCGTAGCATCCTCCTCGCCATCCAACCAAGCGTTCAGATGCCGCTCACATGCATCAACGTAGATGCTGGCGCGGACCGCTCTGTCACGCCAGTTGTAGGGACCGTACTTGCCTGCGCCATTCATCAGCGCATGGGCCGCATGCAGGACGGCGACAGGCGGCAGCTTGGTGAGGGAGACCTTTTTCACGCCGACAAGATCCTTGGGGTTGGTGGCGTCGCCTCCCGTGACCCTGGGGCGCACGGTGCCAGCGCGCCCGGCCTGGGTTTGGACCGCCTGCCTCGTCTTCATGGCCAGTAATACCTCATCGAACCCTGCCGGCCACTCGAGAGCGTGGCCCGCTTCTTTCCTGTTCTCAGCCTGCCTGCCCTCACCAGCCGAGCGAGTTGATCGGCGGCGGTGTGGTAGGGCACGCCATACTTCGCTGCGTACTCGGAGATGGTGAAGGCACTGGATGGCACATCGTCGCTACCCATGCCCACCTGCGTGCGCAGCGCGTCGATCTGATCCCACGTGAAGTTCGGGTGAGGCTTGGCAGCCATCAGAGTTTCGTGGTGCCGATTTTCGGCAAGTCGTACAGGATCTTCTCCACCCGAATCGGATCTTCATGGCGGCGCTTTGCCGCCCCGTCTACCCAGATCAGGACGGCTCCGATGTCTGGAAGCAGCCGGTAAGCACTGTTCTTGCCCATATAATCCGTCTGCAATTGCCAACACGGGCCGATCACCGCGTGCTTGCTTGGGTGTTCGACATGTACGAAGTGGTGGGCGTGGGCACGCACGACAGCATCCGCGCGCGCCACTTTGCCCTCTTTGCCGGCCAGCGCGCTCCAGACGGCCTCGCGATCCGGTGGCGTCGCCCGGTACAGCCCCCCCGCAACGGATGTTCCGTGGCTGAAGTTCACGATCACGCCATCGTGTTCGAGGTCCATCGCGCGCCGGCAAAAACGGCCAGCGCCGTACCCGATGCACCGCTGGGCCCCGATCTTCTCGGCCACGGCTTCTGCTTCCCGGCCGCCCTCCGAATCGTGGTACGGCGTGCCGCGGATCACGAAAAACGGCGGTTTGCTCTGGAGGTGGCGCTTCAATTCCCGCAAGCATACGGCCGCGCATTCGGACTGATCCGCGAGCAGCGGCAAGCACAATTCCGCGCCTTTGGACCGCCGTTCCTCACCGTCGATCGAATCGCCGTTAACAACCACTGCCAGGATGGGCAGCGAAGCAACACGCTTGCCAAGATCCAGCCAGCATTCCCACAAATACTTCTGGCCAGCGTTGGGGATCTTTGGGGCGCCGTCCTGGGTCGCGAAGTCGGGCGGCAGCATCCCGTAGATGCTTCCCGCGTGAAGGTCGGAGACCACCAGGATGGCTTTAGGTTGCTTGAGCACGATTTCTCCAGCGCGTTTCCATCGCTAATTGCCCGCGCATCTTTGGCGTGAATGGCGGGAACAGAATCTTGTATCGCAGGATGTCTTGTACTAACGTCTTCTTCACCACCAGGTGAGGCAAGACGCCGACTAAGAACGCCGGAATGCTGCTGCGGTGGATCTCCAGTGCCGACTGAGGTCTGCTGCTCAACTGCGAATAAGGATAATTGCGAATCATCGTTCGGATACCCCGCGCCGCCAGAAAACCCTGGATGAGACGCAGGATGTGCGGTTGCCTCTGGGTAAGCCGGGCGTTGATGTAACCCGTGCCACCGTACCGTAGCGCTTTGCTGTGATAGAGGCCGACTGTCCCATCTCCATCGAAGAAACCTGCTATGTATTGCCAAGTCATCGGCATCGCAGGTCGCTTACGACCAGGACGCATTTGCTGCGGTTCGAAGCGGTCTTAGTAGGCATAACATCAGACGAGGTTCATCCCACCAGGGGCCGGGAGCGGAGTGGCTCCCCCACCTATCCCGTTCTGGCTTGAACTATCTACCACGTGTCGGCATCAACGGCGAACCGAGCACTCAGTTATGGGCCATAGTTGGAATCGGTCAGCGCAGTCAAGGAGCGAAAGGCGTCGGCCCCTGGTTTTTGCACGGCATCGCAGTCCGTGGGGAATCTTACGCCGCAGCCTCAGTGGATTCGCGCCATTTCGAGACGTCATGCAAATGGATGTGGGTTTGGCCGTTGAGGACGGTGACCGTGGCATTTGGCGCGTTGGCGTACCTGTTGAACTCGGCGCTTGGGATCGGAATGAGGGCCTTGAATCCGCCATCGCCGATAACGGTGGCGAATTTTCGCGGCGGCTCCTTCTCCTCCATTTCGAATCGGAAAGCCCGCAACCGTGGGATGCCCTGCTCGACGGACGCGATTATCTCGGTTCCGTTCTCGATGGTGCGGAGCTGCTGGATCGGCGGGTGGTATCCATGCGGTAAGCGCATGGGCTCGCTAAGAGCCGCCATGACCTTGCCGAGGTCACCCCACCCGAGATGCATCTCAGCCGAGATCGTGTCCACCGTCATCGCGGGGTCGCGGTATAGCTCGATAATGTGTTTGGCTTTGGCCGCCAGATGCGGCTCCAGTTCGGTCAGGCTGCCGGCCAGGTCCAGAATCGGCCGGTCCGGATACAGGCAGATCATGCTCTTGGCCATCTCCGCGAAATTCTGGTCGGAGCGTAAGAGCTGCCTGATTGTGCGCAACTGGGCGGCCGTCCTGATATGCGGCCACGCTTCACAATGCTGTTTGTGGTGTTGGATGATCGGCGCCAGGTCCTTGATTGGCTCTTTCACTGTGGTCTTGCTGGCGTCGCTGTTCCGAATGTCCTTGATGCGCGTGCCCGTATCGCCAATAACACGGGTCGCCTGCGTGGGCGGCACAGTAAGCCGGATCTGGCGCAGCTTGCCGCGGCCAGTCGCCACGCCCACCACGTACCCGGCCTCCGTGAGTGCTTTCAATTGATCCACGCTGAACTCGCCAAACGGCTCGCCGCTTTCCAATCGGATCGACACGACGGTCGCTTCCGGGTCAAGGAGGCGGACAATCTCAGACGCACTGATGGCTTTCAT